AGTGGTCAATGTTGATCTTACTCGACAACCCGAACCTGTGCCTACTGTGGCTCCAGGTGCTGACTCGCCATTTGGTGGTGTGTTCTTCAACGATGCAACTGCACGAGCTCCTACACCTGTGGCTCCGGGTGCTACATCACCATTTGGTGGTGCGTTCTTCAACGATGCAACTGCAAGAACTCCTGCACCTGTGGATCCTGCAGTTGATCCTGGTGTTACATCACCGTTTGGGGGTGCAGCCTTCAACAATGCAGCCGCAAGAAATCCTGAAGCAGCAGTAGATGCAGTGGCCGCTGCCGAAGCAGCTCAGCAGAGAGCAACAGAAATACGACTACGAGAACAACAAGCCATACAAGCACAGTTCCAATCTCCGGCCAACGGCGACTGGCGTGTGAAATTAAAATTACCGCCAGAAGCCACGTATCTGTACAAAGACGATACGCAGCAGTCAATTTTAGCTCCATTGGCAGCCAGTGATGGCGTGATATTTCCTTACATGCCCGATATACAAACCACATACAATGCCAATTACGACACTACAGACTTGACACATTCAAACTATCGTGGATACTTTTATAAAAATTCATACGTAGGCGATATTGGTATCACTGGAGTGTTTACTGCGCAAAACACTCAAGAAGCCAACTATCTTTTGGCAGTGATACATTTTTTCCGGACAGCCACAAAAATGTTTTATGGCAGCAAAGATAGCCAGCGCGGTACTCCGCCACCATTGGTGTATTTGTTTGGGTTGGGGCAATATCAGTTCAATGCACACCCTTGTGTGATTCGCAGTTTTAATTATAACTTGCCTAGTGACGTAGATTACATTAGAACCAAACCCAACAACTACAATGTCAATTTCAACAATACTTTGCCCAAAACACAGAGTGGTAACAATCCTATATCTGCTGTGATCAATCGACTGAGAAATGCTCTACTGCCCAAAGGCGCATTGCCCAATACTCCGCAAGAGTTATTGACCGTGAGTCAAAGTGTCAGCAACATAGACAATTCAACTTATGTGCCTACCAAGATCACAGTTCAAATCAATTTGCTACCCATACAAACACGAGACCAAGTCAGTCAACAGTTCAGTGTCAAAGAGTTTGCCAATGGTAATTTACTCAAAGGAGGGTTCTGGTAATGGCCAATTATGATGCAACCAGTCCTTATTTTGCCACAGGGTACAATCAATTTTATCTTGACGTCATGGTGGACAGACCCTTGCCCAAGGAAAGTGACGATTTGAGTTTTACTATCAACCTCACTTATCAGTATAGACCTGATTTGTTGGCGCATGACTTGTACGGCGATGCTCGACTGTGGTGGGTGTTTTATCAACGCAACCCCAACACACTTACCAAACCGCCCTTGGATTTTACAGTGGGTACCACGATCTATCTGCCCAAGATCACCACACTTAAATCTGTGTTGGGATTCTAACATATGGCCTACGGTACCCCACCACCCAAACTGCCCAACCCCGAAGACCAGTCACCATCATGGAAAGTAGAGATTGATGGTATAGGCAATCTCACCCAGGATGATGACAACACATTATCTGAGAACATAGTTACAGCCACTCAGACTCAAGCCAATGTAGCCGGCAATCTCACAGCCTCAGACGACATTACTCCGCAACCCAATGTTTTAGATAGATTTGCCAGTTACACCTACAGTGCCAGTGTATATTTGATGAGCAATGTGCAATATCAGGCATTTTTACGAGGATCAAAAAAGAATCTCAACGGATATTTTTTGTTGTTTCAAAGCGGCGGCGCACCTACCAACACGTCAGGCGGATTCTTAGGCAAACTTGCAGGCATGAAAATTGATGGTGACACTGGTGGTGGACCTGCCCTTGACGAAACAGATCCTGACTTTGGACGCAACCCTGCGTTCCCTCAAGATTTTTACATTGATTCTATTACCATAGAAAATGCATTGCCTGGCAAACTAACACAAAGTCCGCATTTTGTTACTGATTTAAAATTCACAGTAGTAGAACCGGGCAACATCACACTGTTGGATAGATTGTATCGAGCAGTTCAAGATGTGGCTCAGGTTGACAACAACAATGAGCCCATTAACTACACTGCCGCAGCATATCTCATGGTCATACGGTGGTATGGTTATGATATCAACGGTAATCAAATAGCAGTTGGTGCTGCTGACCCCAACACAGGATTAACTGATCCCAACGCTGTGGTAGAAAAATTCATACCATTTATTATTACAAACATTAATTGGCAAGTAAGTTCAAGGCTGGTCACATATGACTTTGAATGCGCACCCATAGGTCAATGGGTTGCTGGCAGCACACGTCGTGGTACGATACCTTTTGATGCAGAATTTTCTGCAAGAACTGTTAGTGAATTACTAGGTGACAATTTAAAATATGTGTCATCAACTGCACCTGCTGATAATCCAGGAGCAACCACAACCACTGGCGGCAATTCTTCAGGTGGGGTATTTGGCAATCCAAACTACTCGCCATCAGCAATCGCTGGGTCAACAACACCGGCGCCGCCCAAGGCATCAACTGCACCTACTTCGTCATTGACCATTAAACAAGGTCTTATGGGAGCCATGAACGCATATCAACAGCAACTGGTCAAAGACGGCATCTATACTGTAGCCGACACTTACGCCATTGAATTTGGAAAACATCCAGATTTTCCAGAGTATGACATCGGCGAGTCGTTATTGAAACTAACAGGCAATGTAGTAACACAAAGCAACACTCCCATGGGGGTCGCACCCAGTCAAAATGCCAATCAAGCCTTGTCTCCAGCAACCAACCCCATGAACAGTGTTGCACGTAAATGGTCAATTACTTCTGGTATGCAATTGGTTCAAGTGATTGACCAGGCTGTTAGAAAAAGCAGTTACATTTACAATCAACAGTTGACGGTGATAGATGCCAAAACAAATAAAGAAACCGTCAACCCAAACGCAACAAAAAAACCCATGATGTGGTTTGAAATTTCCATGGAAGCGTATCAAGGCAAGTATGATCGAAAACGCAATGACTTTGCCTATGATGTTATATTTTTTGTAACACCGTATCCTTTACAAAATTTTGATTCAAAATATTTTCCATTAACCGAGTTCCGCGGAATACACAAAGCATATCCTTACTGGTTCACTGGACAAAATACTGCGGTAATAGATTTTACTGCCAGCTTCAACAGTCTGTACAATGTAACAGTAACTGGTACTAAAAAAAGCGAAAGTGGAGCAGAAATTATACGAGAGTCAACAACTGCTAGTATGCGAGAAATTCCGTTTTACACTCATGCCCCCAGTAGTACAGAAGATAGGCAAGGCGAAGAAGGCCGCGCACTTGAAGCACAAGCCAATGCTGCTGAATATCTTTACAGTCCTGGTGATATGGGCACATGTAATTTACGAATCATTGGTGATCCTGCTTGGATTCAACAAGGCAGTATATCTGGTGGGGTTAGTCTTAAAGAATTCAGTTACTCGGCATTTTTACCTGACGGTAGCATAAACTTTGACGCACAGCAGGTGATGTTTGAAATATCATGGCAACGTCCAAACGATTATAATTTAAACACTGGACTAGCAGATCCTTATGCTGGTGGGAACACAAAAGATCGACTGCCAATACAAAGCACAGTGTATTCTGCACAGAAAGTTGTGAGTGAATTTAGACAAGGAAAATTTGAACAAACCATTGAAGGCGCATTGTACATGTTTCCCAAACCTGATGGCACAAATACTGTAGGAAAATCAGTAGCGACCAATAATGGAAACAACGAAGGTACAACAGAAACTGCTCAACTGACCAGACAAAATGCACAATCACCATCCGCGGAACTTGCCACGGCAGAAACAACAGCGGCAACAAATTTTAATAACACTTTATACAACAACATAAGAACTTCGGCAGCATTCACAAACACTGGCACAATACCAGTAGCATCAGCACCTTTAAACAGTGTTGGGGTGTCAGCCTCACTATCGTCGTTGCAGAACAACAACTTTAATATAGGCCCATCAGCGTACCCACAAGCACCCACAGGGTCGGGAGTCAACCCTATTGTATTCAGTGACAATTCTCCAGAACCGTTGAATACCAACCCGTTTGCCAACGCTGGGCGCACACAGACCATAGTTAGAGAAGCATAAGGAGACATTTTGTCAGAAGATATACAACGCAGCAAAGGTAGACCAACCAATTACAAATTAGATCGTGGCGGCGTACCTACGGAATTTGGACCTTTTGTGGGGATAGTCAAAAACAATGTAGACCCAACTCGTAGTGGAAGGTTACAAGTTTATATTGAAACATTTACCAGTGGCGATCCTGAGGATTCAACCAAGTGGACCACTGTGAGATATCTGCCAGGATTTTTTGGCTACACTCCTGCAGGCAACACAGCCAACACAGGGGTAGGTGATTATACACAAAATCAAAATGCATACGGCATGTGGTTTACACCACCAGACATTGGCATTAAAATTTTGTGTGTTTTTGCCAATGGTGATCGGCAGTTGGGATATTACATTGGTGTGGTTCCTGATGACGGCCTAGGACACATGGTTCCTGCTATTGGCAGCACCACTCAGTATGTGGTAGGCAATAAAAATCAAGAAACATATTTTGCCAATGACAAACTGCTGCCAGTAACAGAAATCAACACTAATAATATTGCTATTGTTAATTCTGGAAGATTTTTTGATCAAGAAAAACCAGTGCATGCTGTGGCTGCTGGCGTGTTATTCCGACAAGGGCTCAACCAGGACATAGAACGCGGTCCAATACGGTCAAGTAGCCAGCGAGAAACACCCAGTGCTGTGTTCGGTATCAGCACACCTGGAATACCTGTTTATCAAGGAGGCATGAGTCCCAATGATATTCGTAAAAAGATTCAAAACAGAGAATTAAACCCACAAGACGCACAAGTGATTGGTCGCATGGGTGGCCACACCCTTGTGATGGACGATGGTGACCTTGACGGTAACAATGCCTTGTTTAGATTGCGAACTCCCAAGGGTCATCAGATCACAATGAACGACTCAGGCGATTTCTTTTACATAACACATGCCAATGGGCAAACATGGTTGGAATTTGGTCGAGAAGGCACAGTGGATGTGTTCTCGACCAACTCAGTGAATATACGTACCAACGGTGACATCAACATGCATGCTGATCGTGACATCAACATGTTTGCTGGCGGCAACATACAGGTCAAAAGCACCAAAAGCACCACAATAGAAGCAGTGACAGATTTGAATATTTCTGCACAAAACGACTTTAAAATCTACAGCAAAGCCACACTGGGGGTCAAAGCAGATGGCACTATGGCTGTACAAAGTGCTGACGGATCATGGAACGGCGGCGAATCATTATTGTTCACTGCAGGTGGCATAGACTTGAATGGACCCGCGGCTCCTGTGGTCACTGCTCCCAAACCCATTGCTACAATTGAATTGGACGACACAACATTTAACACCAGCAACGGTTGGGAAGTTGACGAAAAAGCATTAAAAACTATTGTGCCCCGAGCACCCACACATGAACCGTATCCGTATCACAACAAGGGCGTTGATGTAAAAATAAAATTAGAACCAGGACAACCTACACCACCACCGGGTGCTGTGCCTGTACCTGCTGGATGGAATTTTAAAGCAAAATGAGCACATTTACTTTTGATTTCAACGGACAAACATTTGAAGTTCAAGGACCGCCTGGTGCCACTGAGGCTCAAGCCCGAGCAGTGTTTGAACAACAATCTAAAACTGGTGCCTTGGTCGGGCTTGAGTCCGGTGATGTATTAAACGCAGCCAAGCAAGTTGAAGGTGGTCTTGCGGCTGCGGCAGGGCAAGTTTCACAAGCACTTAGTGGCGTTCCAGGACTGTCTTCGGGGGCATTGGGCACAGCATTTAGTTCAGCAGGCAAAGAATTTTCTTCAGTATTTGGGTCAGCAACCTCTGTGGCACAACAAACATTGTCAGGTATTACCAAAGTCATCAGTGGAACTCCAGTTACAAACGGCATTAACCTGGCTGATTTTTCCAAACAAGTACCATCGTTGACTTCTATAAGCGGACTCAGCGGTATAGATGTAAGGTCAGCCATGTCTCAAGCGTCAACCTTGGTAGGACAAGCCACATCACAATTCAGTGACGCCACAGGGGTAGGTAAATTTGGATTTGATGCGTCCCAGTTAGAAAACGCTGGATTGTTAAAAACTGGAACAGTGACATCGTTTCTCACTCAAGGTGCCAACTCATTGACCAGTGTGTTAAAAAGTCCTGCAGTGTGGACCGGCAAAGATGGTATTAACAATCTTGATAGTTTGTTAGGCAACCCAGCAATACAAAATTTAACACAACAAAGTCTAATGAGCTCAGGATTAAACATAGTCAAACAACTAGGAATTCCAGTTGACCAACTCAATCCCAAGGCATTAGCAGGAGTCGCATTGAATGCTGCCAAGAGTCCAACAGACACACTGGCCTGGGCCAAAGGTGAACTGCCTGCAAACTTAAAGTCCCAATTTGACACCTTGGCCAAAGACGCATCATTTGCTGTGGATTTTGCTGACAAAAAACTCAATGATGCTGTGGCACAATTGGCGCCACCAGGGGAGTCTGAAGACACAGTGGATCGTGCCACTTTGGATGCTGCTGTGACACGAGTGTTTGGTAATGACAAAATACCTAATTTAGACTATGGCGGACCTGTTCCGCCACCACCACCATTATTTGCTGAAAATAAAAGATTAAAAGCATTGACTGCAGATCAACAAAATAAATTGTCTGAATTAGCAACACAAGAAGTCACGGCCAAAACAGCCAACATATTGATTGCACAATATGACGCTATCATGAAATATCTGAATGGTATTGCCAAGGATTATGCATCGTTACAAAGAGATGTAGCAGGCAAACCGTACACTGAATTTATTGCTGAAGTAGATAATAGGTTGGCACTGGTATTGGCCTTGATTGATGATATAAGAAAATTGTACTTGCCAAACCTGCGTAGAGTCAGAGGCGGGTAATCCATAAATATTGACATGACCACATTTATTGGCTTTAACACTATTGATCAATACAAAAAGTTCACGCTAACCGACTTTGATCTAATTCAACGAGACTTGCTAAATGCTTTTAGTATTCGTCAAGGTGAACTGCCTGGACGCCCAGGTTATGGCACTACTTTGTATGATTTTTTGTTTGAAAATCAAGTTGAACAAATTTCACAACAGATACGTGCCGAAGTGCAGCGGGTAGCAGGTGGGGATCCCAGACTCACTATCAATGACATACAAGTGTTTCCTCAAGAAAACGGAATATTGATACAACTTCAAATCACTGTTATCAATACCACTAATGCTGAAATTCTCAGTATATTCTTTGACGAGCAAACACGCAATGCCAGTTACGTATAACTGCGCCGTTTTTATTATTAATAAATAAAACACGGACGATACAAAAATGGCAACAACCACACGACAAACAGCAGTATTTGGTGTAGAAGATTGGAAACAAATCTACCAAACTTACCGCGAAGCCGACTTTCAAAGTTATGACTTTGAAACTCTTCGCAAAAGTTTCATTGACTATCTGCGTTTGTATTACCCAGAAACTTTCAATGACTACATTGAAAGTTCAGAATTTATTGCCTTGCTGGACGTCATGGCGTTCATGGGACAAGCACTGGCATTTCGTACCGACTTAAACACACGCGAAAACTACATTGACACTGCTGAACGCAGAGATTCAGTTGTGCGATTAGCAAATTTAATAAGTTATACTGCCAAGCGCAATACAGCGGCTGAAGGTTTTCTCAAAGTATTCAATGTTACCACAACTGAAAATGTTGTGGATTACAACGGTGTAAACTTGAGCAATGTCACAGTAAACTGGGCTGATCCCACCAACAACGACTGGCAAGAACAGTTTACTGCCATTATCAATGCCGCATTGGTAGACAGTCAAAAAGTAGGCCGCCCGGGTAATCGACAAACTATATTAGGAGTGGACACTGCTGAATATGGTATCAATTTGGTGTCAGGATTTTTGCCTGTGATTCCTTACACTGCCACAGTGGACGGCATCAGCATGCCGTTCGAAGCTACAACTTCTACTTCAGTTGGAAGAGATTATGTATACGAACCAGCCCCTACTCCCAATACAGTTTTTAACGTATTGTTTAGAAACGACCAGTTGGGATTTCAGTCAGCTAACACTGGGTATTTCTTTTTCTTCAAACAAGGTATCTTGCAAAATCAAGATTTTAACTTGACTGAACGAATTTCTAACCGCACAGTAGACATCAACGTCGAAGGCGTAAACAATGACGACCGCTGGTTGTTTCAGTTGGACAACATTGGTAATATCAGCCGTGAGTGGAAATACGTAGAAAACGTTTACACAGCAGCCGAACAACGCAACAATGTACTGCAACCCATTTACTCGGTAACATCAAGAGCCAATGACCAAATCACCATGATCTTTGGAGATGGTGTGTTTAGTGAGATTCCTGTGGGTATATTCCGTGCTTATGTTCGTGCATCAAATGGATTACAATACATTATCAATCCTGAAGAAATGCAAAACGTTGTGCTGCCCATCAGTTACACTGACCGCAACGGCAACTTGCAGACTATCACATTCACTTGCGGCATTACTCGTCCTGTAAGCAACAGCCAAGCACGTGAACCCATTGGTGAAATCAAACAACGTGCTCCTGCACGTTACTACACACAAAATCGCATGGTCAACGGGGAAGACTACAATCTCTTCCCTTACACACAATACAACAGTATCATCAAGAGCAAAGCATTGAATCGTGCATCAATTGGTACCAGTCGTTATCTTGACCTTGTGGACAACACTGGCAAGTACAGCTCAACTAACACATTCTCAAGTGACGGTGCAATTTGGCGTCAAAACATTTTGCCTACTATATTGTTTTCCTATATCAATCGTAACGATATTGCAGATATTATCACCAACCAGGTGCAACCAAGTATTGGTGGTCCTACTGTAAGACAGTTTTATTATGCCAACTTTCCACGTATTACATCAGCCACAACGCCTGATGGTATAACATGGTTGCCCGGCTATCAATGGCAACAAAGTACCACAATGGCCAATGAGACCACTGGATATTTTACCAATGCCACAGGAACACCAATTCCCATTGGCGATACCACCACCACAATGTTTCAGTATGCTATTGTAGGCAGCTTGATCAAATTTGTACCGCCCACAGGCTATTATTTTGATCGCAACAACCGACTGGTTCAAGGCACACCTATGCGAGCAGACGAACGCATGGAAATCTGGGCCAGTCCCCAGGCCATTGTGGGGGATGGGTACAACAACGGTGTTGGGAATCTTTCCAGCGGTTCGGGTCCTGTGACTATCAACAACTTTGTGCCCACTGGTGCCTTGGTAGATACTATTATTCCATTGTTTGTTACTGATCTCCCCAATACCATTGAACAGCAAATGACTGAGCAAATTCTGTTGTATCGCAATTTTGGATTGGGATATGATAGCAACGGTGATATAACTGGCACACCTTATACTTGGTATCTCATAACCAGTACCAATCTTGATGCGTATTCACAAAGTAATCCTGCTGCGTGGAGTCAACAATATGCTGGTAACACATCAGGCACTAATCTTGATTCTAGTTGGCTAATACAGTTTGTTGTACAAAATCAAAACTACACCATTACATTTCGTGGCCTGGCCTACAACTTTGGATCAGTGTTGCAAACACGTTTCTTCTTCTATGATGATCAACTGGTGTATGACAGCCGTACAGGTACAATCATCAAAGACTTTGTCAATGTGTTGGCAGTGAACACACAGCCCAACTCAACAGAACCCCTGCCTGGTGATATCTATACCACCATAATTGGACAACCTGTGGAAAGCGACGGCTATGTAGACGACTTCCAAGTCCTGGTAAGTTATAGAGATAGTGACAATGACGGGGTGCCAGACAATCCAGACTTCTTTGACGAAATCGTAGGACCTGCTACCACTGCTGGACCTTATGTGTTCTTACAACAAACAGTGGACTTTGACAACTTGCAACGTTACTTGCTGGTGGAACAAGGTAGAGTCATTTATGATTATGGCACACTGGATGAAATTGAACTGGCCAAAACTGAATGGACTCCGGGGCAGGTGTTTTATGCTTATGACGAGAATGCATTCTATCAGCTCAGCATTTCAGTCACAGGAGTACGCACGGTTGTCAGTGTCAGCGGCTGGATTGCTCGAACTGGCAGACAAAGTTTGTACTTCCAGTACCGCCACAATAGCCCACTCACAAACAGAATTGACCCAGGCACCACCAACATTATTGACCTGTATGTAGTGACACTGAGTTATTATACTGCTTATCAAAATTGGCTGCGCGACACCACAGGAACTGTAATTGAACCTTCCTTGCCCACAATTGATCAGCTAACAACTGAATATCAAGCATTGCAAGATTACAAAATGATCTCAGACAACATCGTGGTCAACTCTGTGATGTTCAAACCCTTGTTTGGTCCCAAGGCCGCAGCAGAGCTACGTGCCACAATCAAGGTGATTCGTGCGCAAAATTCTACAGCTAGTACCAGTGAAATTAAGAGTTCAGTGCTGGCAGAGATGAACAATTATTTTTCAATTGACAAATGGAATTTTGGTGATACATTTTACTTCTCAGAACTGGCAGCATATTTACACAGGCAGTTGGGTACAATTATTAGCTCGGTGGTGTTGGTGCCGTTAGACCAACAAAAGAGTTTTGGCGACTTGTACGAGATACGCAGTCAGCCCAATGAAATTTTTGCCAATGGTGCAATCATCGATAATATTGATGTGATTGAAGCATTGACCAGTACTAATTTGCGTACTGCCCCAGGTAGCGGAGTAATTTAATGGCACGAACTAGATCAGTTGATTTTCTCCCGCAGATATTTCAAACACCAGTAAACAAACAATTCTTGGCAGCCACTCTTGATCAAATGATTCAAGAGCCCAAGTTTAAAAAAACACAAGGTTTTATTGGACGCACAGTAGGACCTGGTGTCAACCCCAACGACAGTTATGTTGTAGAACCAAGCGTAACTAGACAAGATTATCAACTTGAGGCTGGAATTGTCAGCCTCAAGCCTGATACTCAAGATATTAAAAATGTTATAACTTATCCAGGCATGAATGATGCCATTGGTTTTCAGGGCGGTAATCAAAACAGACCAGATCAACTGTACAACAGTGAGTATTATACCTGGGATCCATTTGTTGATTATGATAGTTTTATTAACTTCAGCCAGTATTTTTGGTTGCCTAGTGGCCCAGAAACTGTGGATGTAGAATCTCTTGGTGTACCCACTGCTGATAACTTTGTAGTAACAAGAGAAAATGGTGTTTATACATTCTCGGGCCTCAACGGAAATAATCCCACAATTGATCTAGTGCGTGGGGGTAGTTACACATTTCAAGTAGCACAGAACGCCAAAGAAACGGTGAACTATCGGGTGACCAACAACGGAACCTCCTCGTACTTGATTGATTTTCAGGCCAATCCAACACTGACCTTGGCACGTGGCAATACCTATGTGTTTAATATCACACTCAATGGTGTTTATCCCTTCTGGATCAAAACTGCCTTGAGTCTTGGCACTGGCGATGCATACAATTCAGGCGTGTTGCGCAACGGTAGTAGTTTTGGTCTTGTAACGTTTACTGTGCCGCAAGACGCTCCTGACACCTTGTACTATGTTAGCGAAAATCAGACCAACCTGCGCGGAACTATCAACATTGTAGATGGCACACCCGGCACTGGACCAGGATTTTGGATTCAAACAGCCCCAGGCGTTGATGGAGTAATACCTACTACCCCCAACATTAGCAGCCGTGATGTATATGGTGTTACCAACAATGGCGAAGATCTTGGTGTTGTTTCTTTTAACGTACCACAAAAAACAGCACAACAATTCTATTATGATCTTCCTGATGTAGGCCCAATTGATCTGTTGACTGATTTACAATTTGATCAAATCAACAACCAACCATTAGAACAGTTTATTACCACCTATGGCGGCATCGACGGAACCACATATCTTGATGCTCGTACACTGGTGTTTACAAATCCCATCACAGATGCTGAAGATGGTGGTTGGATCGAAACTACATTATATGACCCGTTGTTTCAATTAGGATTTTTATCCCCCACAGGCAGTCGGCGAACACCAGTGGGAATTGTTGGAATCACAACAGATATAACAGGCGTTACTACTTTTAGTTTTGCGTCTGAATTATACCCACCGTTGGTTGGAGATCGAGTACGTATTGCTGGGGTAACGCCTAGCATATACAACGGTGACTTTATTGTTACAAATTCAACATCAACCTCAATAAGCGTTACCAACACTCCAGCAACAAATGAGTATTTAGATCAACTACCAGTTAACTGGGCCCTGCCAGGTGGAACTATAAGTGTATATGGGAACTACAATTCTGTTTCTGTAACGTCAGTGACAGGCACAGGCACAGGCGCTGTACTTAATGTAAATTTATTTCCAGGCAGCAACTCATATGATACCAAAACACAAATACAAGTGGTAACAAATGGGAATGGATATGCAGTTGGTAACATTTTAAAAATAACAGGAGATCAATTAGGCGGCGCAACTCCTGCCAATGATCTTACACTGGTTGTAGCAACGATCGGGCAAAATGGACAAGTTGGCAGTTATGATTCTATCAACTTTGATCAGTCTACCGAGGTGCCACTGACAGATCGATATCAAGTTTGGCAAATCAGCATAGTAGATCGCAATGGTGTGGAATATATTAGCCTGGCAAAAATTGCTGATGTTGGACTAAATCAAAAGTTTACCATCAGTTACGGCAATACATATAGCAGTACCAGTTGGTATAAAAACTCCACAGGATATTTCCAACGCATACCTTTGTTGACAGCGGTACTTAATGATTTGTATTATCAAGACGGTACAGACCCAGAAATTTTTGGTAAAATTCGTCTAATTGACCAGTCAGATGCTAATACAATTTTTGTTGATCAAATCATTGGACAAAAAAATTATGTCAGTCCCAATGGAGTAACATTTACCAACGGACTCAAAGTAAGATTCACTGGTGATGTGTTACCAGTTTCATATGGATCAGGCACAACTACATTTACTTGTACCGCTACAATTGCCGGTAGTAACTATATTACTTGCAGTTCTACTGCTGGATTGTATGAAGGCGAAGAAATTGTATTTTTAGGCACCACAGCTGGCGGCATTGTTGCTGGACAAACTTATTACATCAAAACTATTGCAGCCAATGGTATTCAATTTTCAATAGCCACAGTTGCTGATGGTGCAACGTTTGAATTGAGCACTGCCACAGTGGTGGGATTTACTGCAATAGCATTTGCCAACAATGAGTTCTATATTTCTGGTGTAGGCACTGCAATTGAACTGTTGCCAGTGAGAAATTTCATCACCCCCGAAACTTACGTAGTTGATGCTCGTGACAGCACCATTGCGTCAGAACCTGGTGAAGTAGATTATCTTACAATTGATCGTGCCAGCAAAGATTTGAATGCATGGACTCGTAGTAATCGCTGGTTTCACATTGATGTAATACAAGCTACTGCTAGATACAATAATACTGAAATTTCTTTAGACAATAATTTTCGAGCCAAAAGACCTATTATTAATTTTAGATCTGGCATTCGCTTGTACAACATGGGAACTGAAGGTAAGCAACCAGTTGACATTATTGACTTTTCAGAAACTGATGCATTGAGCAACATTGAAGGAAGTACTGGATACAGTGTTGATGGCTATACGTTTACTGATGGCTCACGAGTAATTTTTGCTGCTGACTCAGATCCTGAAGTACGAAACAAAGTATATATTGTACAGTTCATTACTCCAGACAGTGTGCCGCCACTGATTGCACAGCCCATTATACATTTAGTGGTAGCTGATGATGGTGTGGTATTGATTGATCAGTGTGTGGTAAGTCTTGAAGGAACCACACAAAAGGGTGTGTCATTTTGGTATAATGGTGTAGAATGGACTGAAGCACAACAAAAAACTGGAGTACAACAAGCACCACTGTTCAATGTTTATGACTTAGCCAGCATCAGTTTTGGCGATCGAGTCAAGTATCCATCCAGCACATTTACAGGCAGCAAATTGTTTAGTTATGCTGTAGGCGACACCGGCATACTGGACCCTATTTTACAATTTCCATTACAGTATTTGAACATCAACAACGTTGGCGACATTGTGTTTGAGAACAACTTGTACAAAGATACGTTTTTGTATGTAGAAGACAATGTGTCAATCACATCAGATATCAGTTCTGGTGTGGCCAGAGAATACATAGACCGTACCACATTTGGCAAACTCATCGGTTGGCAAACAGCCGCTGCAACCAGTCAGCAATACCAACAATTTAAATTTAACTACACTGGGCAAACATTAAAATTAGATGTTGCAGTTGGTACTACCTCAGTGCTTCCCGCAATCAAAATCTATGTAGGATCAAAATTTATTCAACCAAGCCAATACACTTATAGTGTAAGCACCAACAGTACAACAATCACGTTGTCTGACACTTACTTGCCAACTGATGTAATTGAAGTACTAATACTAAGTGATCAAATTAGCAAAATTGGATTTTTTCAAGTACCAATAAATTTACAAAATAATCCATTGAACACTAACAGCCCTAGTTTTACACTAGGTACAATTCGTACCCAATACGAAACTATTTGTGAAAATTTATCAACACTTTCTGGTCCAATCAACGGGGCAAATAACACTAGAGATTTGGGAAATCTGGTGCCATATGGACTAACCATACTACAGCAAAGCGCACCACTGACCTTGGCTGGGTACTTTTTACGCAGTGAAGCATACAATATATTTTCAAGTTTGCAATTTAACAGCAACGAATATTTGAAATTCAAAGGTCAACTGTTGAATACTGCAATTCAACAAGTTGTCCAGTATCAAACTACTGGTGAAATATTAGATACTGCATTGGCTGAAATTACTTTAGGTCGAGTAGAATCACAGCCGTTTTATTGGAGCGACATGATACCTGCTGGTGCAGTGTATCAGACCACAACATACACTATATCAAATACTACCAATGACACATTTGATATTGTTAATGTGTACAACTACACATCAGCCAATTATCAAGGTATGAATGTATATTTGAACGATGTGATACTCACCAGAGATCTTGATTACACAGTGGCCACAGATGGTCCTCGAATTGTTGTATTGGCAACATTGTCGTTGGGCAATACCCTGACAATAAATGAATATTCTTCTACCTATGGCAGTTTTGTCCCAAACACACCTACTAAATTAGGATTATATCCTGCATACCGTCCAGAGATTATTACACAAAAAACCAGTTCAGGTACACAAACAGTAATTGTGGGACATGACGGCAGCATCACTAGAACATTTGGCGATATTCGGGATGATGTGTTGTTGGAATTTGAAACCAGAATATTCAACAACTTGAAATTGGATGGAAATCCTGTACCAATCAGCATTGCCGAAGTTCTTCCAGGTCAGTTCAGAGACACTGGGTATAGTTTACAGAACATTAACAATATTTTGAGCACTGACTTTTTGAGTTATGTTGCTTGGAACAAACTGGATTACAAAACACAAAATTACTCAGTAACCAATGAGTTTTCGTGGAATTACAGTGGCAGTCAAAGCAAGTTAGATAACGACCCATTACTGGGAGCCTGGCGTGGTATCTATCGCTACTATTATGACACTCAACAACCTCAAGAGACACCTTGGGAAATGTTGGGACTTGCAATTGAGCCCATATGGTGGCAAGACAACTACGGTCCAGGCCCATATACACAAGACAACTTGGTGTTGTGGGACGACTTAGAAGCAGGATATGTTGCAGACCCGGTTGCACCATATTATCTTCCAGAATATGCAAGACCTGGATTAACTTCAGTCATTCCCACAGGCACAGAAGGCGAATTACTCAGTCCATTTGATTCAGTAGTTGGCACTTACAACGATACCACATTCCGCAAGAGTTGGAGTCTCGGAGACGGCGGCCCTGTTGAAGCATCATGGTGGAATTCCAGCGCATATCCATTTGCTGTCATGAGACTGTTGGCGTTAACCCGTCCGGCCAAATTTTTTGCATTGTTTGCTGATAGAGATTTGTACAAATTTGACACAGATTTAAATCAATATCTCTACAACAATCGTTATAGACTCGATGCCAATGATTTAGAAATCTACGGCAACGGCACCAGTAAAGCCAGCTATATTGACTGGATAGTAGATTTTAATCGACAAAGCGGATTGAATAGTACTACTGATCTTACTGCTGATCTTGGTGCGTTGGATGTTAGATTGTGTTATAGAATGGCCAGTTTTTCAGACAAACAATATATTAAGATTTATACCGAAAAATCTAGTCCTAACTCAACCAATACCACTTTCTTGATTCCCGATGAAAGTTACGACTTAGTGTTGTATAAAAATCAACCGTTTGATCGTGCCAGTTATTCATCAGTGGTGATACAAAAAGTTGCTGGCGGGTATGCAGTGTTTGGCTACAGCACATCACAGCCATATTTTAACGTAATTCAAAGTCTGTATTCTGGACGTTTACAAACTTACAGTGCAGGTGGCATAACTGTGCAAGTTCCTACGTTTTACACAGATACTGTTACACAAATTCCTTATGGTTTTATTTTTGCCAGTGAAACTGCCGTGAGTGATTTTTTGTTGAGTTATGGACAATATCTAGAGAGACAAGGACTGATTTTTGATAATCAAGTCAATGGTTATGAGTTGAACTGGCCGCAAATGGTCACTGAGTTCTTGTACTGGAGTCAACAAGGTTGGGATGACAATGCACTAATCAATTTAAATCCTTTGGCATTTAGACTCAGCATCTCTCGTGAACAAGCTGTGATAGATAGTATTTCTGCACAAACTGCTGACAATATATTATTGGATCAAAACCGCAAAGAATTGCCCACACGCAATCTTATTATTACTAGATTGGACAACACATTCACAGTAGAACCTGCAACTGATCAAATACTGAGTTATATTGATTTAAAATATACATCTTACGAACACATGATTGTGTTGAACAATGCCAGCGTGTTTGGTGATTTGATCTATCAACCTGTAACAGGTGCTCGTCAAAGTCGTTTGAACTTGATTGCAATGACTACAACTGAGTGGAATGGTTCTGTTGATGCTCAAGGGTTTATTCTCAATCAAGACAACATCCAAGAATGGAATTCCTACACCACTTATACCAAAGGCGAAATTGTTCGGTATAAAGGTGCCTACTGGTCTGCTGGCAGCATTGTACAGCCCACGGCAGTGTTTAATGCCAACAACTGGTTGACCAGTGATTACACACAGATTGAATTGGGACTGCTGCCTAACTTGGCCAACAAAGCCAATCAGTTACAAAACAGTTACAATATCAACACGGCAAATCTTGAAGGCGATAATGACCTGTTGAGTTATGGATTAATTGGATTCCGACCACGGCAGTACATGACGTCACTGAATCTTGACGATGTAAGTCAATTAAATGTGTATAGACAGTTCCTGGGCTCAAAAGGCACCATACTCAGTGCTGAACTGTTTGCTCAGGCCAACCTTGGTAAAGAATCTGCAGACTACAGCATTTATGAAAACTGGGCAGTACAACGTGCTGTATACGGAGCCAATGCTAATCGTAGCTTCTTCCAGTTGCGCTTAGATCGAGCATTGCTTGACTCTAATCCTGGGCTAGTACAAATTATTAATCCACAGGAATCTAGTCAAGCCGATCAAGCTATTTTAGTGTCTAACATTTGGAAAGAAAGTTACAACATTACTTCTCCAAATATATTGCCAGTCACTACCACATTGCCTACAGACATTGCTTTACCCACAGCAGGTTACGTAAATCTTAATGATGCTGATATCACAGTTTTTGATATTGACAACACTGATAGTTTAGCAGCAAACATTGACAACATTGGTGTTGGTACGACTGTTTGGGTAGCAAAAGTAAATGCATACGATTGGGCAATTTATCGAGCTGAATCTGTTCCTGGAGTAATTGCGCATGTGTGTGACAATCTAGATGGTACCAGCTTGGTTATATTTTCTAAGCAACATGGCCTTTCTGTAAACGACAAGTTGGTGATAAGATTTTTTGACCCAGAAGTTAACGGAGTATACACAGTACTTGATGTAGTGAGCCTTGACACAGTTACCATTGCTTTTAGCTTTACAGGCGATCGTACAGTGGTCAATGGTACAGGTCTTGGATTTACTTTAGAAACTCAACGGGTATCACAAGCCAGCGATATTTTAAATTTGCCTTATGCCAACACTATTGAACCGGGTGCCAAGGTTTGGGTAGACAACAACGGCAGTGATTTGTGGACTGTGTTGCAAAAAAATGAAGTATTCACTGAATTGCTGAGCCTTGCACCTGATGAAGTTGACGAAGGTGAACAATATGGCAGCAGTGTGACACAAGCGCAAAGTCGTTTTGCTGCACTAGTTGGCAGTCCAAGATATCGATTCCCAGTAGGCGCAACCGAATGGGCCATTGCCAATGAGTATGTTGAATTTTCAATTGTGTATGTGCCAGATCCGTTCCAAACAGAATTTTTCTATGCACCTGCTCCTGTACCACAAGGCATCAGTATCTATAACACTGCCTACTGGACGCCATACTCACTAACTCCATTGCCCAAACGTGGCGGTGTTTATGTGTATGTCAAGAGCGACAGCAATGTGTATGCACCAATATCGGCCCTAGCACCCAAAGATGCTGTGCTGAGTCTGGCAGTCACAGACAAAAGCGGTGGATTGTATGATGGCGAAAGTGCTGCTCGTGGATATGGTACCAGTGTGGACTTTGGCAATCAAACCTGGGCAGCAGCCGGAGCACCTGGCAGTTTAGGAGCCAATGGTGGGCTCAACAATGGATACGCTGTGGTCATCTATCGAGACCCACAATTGGCCGCACCAGGAAATATTCCTTACGGACAATGGCAGTTGTTGACCACACCAGGATCACTGGTTGCCGCAGAAGAGTTCGGCCAAAGTGTTGTTGTGAGCTTAGACGAACGTTGGCTGTATGTTGGTGCGCCCGGTGCCAATGCAGTGTATGCATACGGTCGTGTTGATTGGGAACTTCAGCGCTTGCAAACACTAGGCGACGGAGCAACTACAAATTATTTTATTGGCAACACAATCAAAATTGATGCTGATACTCAATTAACTGTGAGCGTAGCCGGCGATGAACAAGTGCTTGGCACCAATTACACTGTGATAAACTCATTTACTGCGGTAGTATTTGCTACAGCGCCTGCTGTTGGCGATGCAGTTGAAATTATTAGAACCAGTCGTAAACTGCTGGACTATCAAGTGTATTATGGAGTAGCAGGCACCGGCGGCACCGGATCAAATGCAACTTTTGTTGTGACTCGTGTGAGAGGCACAGTCACAGTCAGCGTTGAAAATGGCGGCACAGGATACACTGCTGGCAATTCTATAACAATTCCAGCAGCAAGTTTTGATGGCGGCGCAAGCCCAGCCAATGACATAACGTTTACCATTACAGAAAACAGTGGAATCATCACAGCGATCAACGGTACACCAAGCTACACACCACCGCCATTGACAGTGTCATTCTCACTGAATGAATACTTTTACGCTGTGGACAACTTGTATAGTTTTTCAGTACTGGTTGATGACGTGTTACAACGTCCTGAAATTGACTACATCTTCAGCAACGACAGTGCCTTGGATAATGACTTGATATTTTTGAATTCTCCAGCAGTTGGTTCAAGTATTCTTGTACGTGCTGAAGGATACTTCCAGTATGCTGGTACAATCACCAATGCTGGCAGTGCAGCAGGCGATGACTTTGGCTACAGTGTCAGCACCAGCACAGACGGTCGACAAGTGCTGATCGGCGCACCCAACAACACAGTCAATGGCAAAGTTGAAGCAGGTACCGTGTATGTGTATGACCGAGATGTTCAACGTTTTATCTACGGCACTGATGCATCAAGTGTGACATTCACAGTGCTAGGTTCAGTGTCTGCACCAGTCAGCGTGTTGGTCAATAACACATTCTTGGTCAACGAGCAAGCAGCCGCCCCCAATCAAACAAACACTTTCACAGTGAGTGGCAACACCATTACCATTCTTGCTGATCTGCAAGTGGGTGATATTATTGAAATTGAAACCAATGGGTTCAGTCTGGTACAAGAAATAGCTCAAGACACTGAGGCAGAATTCAGCAACTACGGCTACGACACTGATCTTTGCAGCTACAATTGCAGTTTGTATGTGGGTGTGCCCAACAGCAGTGTGCAACAATTCAAAGCCGGTGCAGTTGAACGCAGCGTCAATCAAAGTCGTGCATTTGGTATCATTACCAACACAGTGGCCAACTCTGTCCTGACCGGAGGCAACACATTGCGAGTCAACAATCAAGATGTTGTGGTACCCAACGCCTGGAACAACTCAACTGGATATGCTGCAAATACAGTGACCTATCAAACTGCCAGCAGCGGTGTGACTACCATTTACTTGAGTTTGCAGTCAGTACCTGCAAGCACAGCACTGACCAATACTTCATACTGGAAAACAATAACAACAACCACAATTACTGCCAGCGCACAAGTACGTGGCCTGGCTGCACAAATCAATGTAGATGTGCCCAATGTACAAGCAACAGTTGATGCTGCAGGATATTTGACCATTGCTGTAAAAAACTCTGCCGCAGCACCGGTTGGCGACAAACTGCAAGTGGCTCCAGGCTCAGTAGGCACAGCATTTGCCGATCTTGGGATTGAAACTTTTGTGTTTACACAGACCATTGTAAGTCCATACCCTGTGGATTTTGCTGGTTTTGGCACCAGTGTCAGTATTGATGACAGTGCTGTGAATTTGGTAGTCGGTGCTCCACGTGGCACACTATATCTAATCACAGTGTTTGATTTAAACACCACAGACTTTGACGAAGGCGCCACAGATTTCTTTGACCAAGTATTACAAAGTGGATCAGTTTATACATATGATCTACTGCCAAGTTCCAGCTCATCAGTAGCCAATCCTGACAAGTTTGTGTTTGGTCAGCAAATTGACAATCCAGACGTGCAAACACAAGATCAATACGGCGCCGCAGTGGACTACACCGACGGAGTACTATTCACTGGCGCACCAGGTAATGAACTGGAAGACAGTACCATGTTGGCCAACTACGGTCGTGTGTTTGTTAGTACCAACAACTCTCGGACTCCAGCATGGACAGTGTTGCGAGAGCAAAAACCAGTTGTGGATATTAGACTGTTGAACTCAGTGTATTCATATGATAGAATTACATCAGCTACTACACAATATTATGATTTCTTTGATCCATTACAAGGCAAGATTCTTGGTGCTGCCCGTCAAAATTTAGACTATATTGGTGCAGTAGATCCTGCCAGTTACAATGTTGGTCCTGTTGGCATTCGTGGCACAACATGGGGACGAACACAAGTTGGGCAAGCATGGTGGGATACCAGTACGGTGAGATTCATTGACCCCAATCAAGATGACATTGTGTATGCAAGTCGACGTTGGGGGCAAACATTCCCTGGCAGCAGTGTAGATGTTTATCAGTGGATTGTTAGTACCACAGTTCCTGCATCTTATGTTGGTGAAGGAACACCATTAGACATCAACAGTTATGTGGTAAACACTGTGCTCAGTCCACAAGGTATTTTTAATACTGAATATTATTTCTGGGTTCGTGGAATAACTGCCACAGCCACACAACATGGAAAAACCCTACCAGTAAGCACAGTTTCTAACTATATTGAAAATCCCAAAGCATCGGGCATTACCTATCTTGCACCTATCAACTCTAGTACTATTGCACTGTACAATGCTGGTGATTACATCAATGCACAAGATACAATCATCAGCATTGAATTTGATAAAGAGTTAACTAACGACAATGTTCACGTTGAATACGAATTAGTTGCGCAAGACCGTGAAGATGCATTCATCAGCAGTAATTTGTACCGCAAAATGCAGGACAGTTTTTGTGGAGTTGACACAAATGGCAACTTAGTGCCAGACATCAATCTTGGTCCAGCAGAACGCTATGGGGTACAATTCCGACCACGTCAAAGCATGTTTGTGGACAGATTTGCAGCATTGAAAAATTACCTGACAAGAGCTAACTCGGTGTTGGCATTGTATCCTATAGCTGAAAGCAGACAATTTGTATTGTTAAACAGCAGCGAGCCTGAACCAAATGCAGGATCTGGAAAATGGAACAAACGTGTAGCCAATTTAGAAATATTAGGATTCCAAAATCTCAACACAGTTCCGTTGGGATACAATTATCTAGTGGTCAGCGACTCCAGCAATCGAGGATTATGGACCATTTACACTGTTGAAGAAAGAATCACCATTGATGGTACAGTGAGATTATTGCAGCTAATTCAAGTTCAGAACTACAATACCACGCAATATTGGAACTATATCAATTGGTATCTGCCAGGATATAACAGCAGTAGCAAAATTATTGCAGAAGTTTCAAATGTCGCTGGACTCAATACATTGGATGTTCCTGTAGGCAGCAGTGTCAAAGTCATTGCCAACAGCCAGGGTAATTTTGAAATTTATCTGCGAGGCGCCACAGGGTTTGATCGTGTGGGTCTGCAAAACGGCACAATTGAATTTTCTGCACAATTATGGGATTATGCACTGGGACGATTTGGTTTTGACGTTGAAGTTTTTGACGCACAGTATTATGATCAAGAACCAGTAATTGAAACAAGAAAGATTATACAAGCTATCAATGAAGAATTGTTTATTGACAATTTGGCAATTGAGCGTAATCGTCAATTAACATTGATGTTCAATTTTGTACTAAGTGAATTTGCTGCACCTGAATGGCTGATCAAGACTTCTCTAATTGATGTAGAACACAGAATTCGCAGCTTGACTGAATTTCAAAACTATAGTCGAGACAACCAGGAATTTGTGTTGGATTATATTCAAGAAGTTAAACCTTATCATGTGCAAATTCGCGAGTTTAACTTGAGATACAATGGTTTTGATCAATGGTTTGGAGACATGACTGACTTTGACTTGCCGGCGTATTATAATACTAGTTTGCAAGTGCCTGGGTTCACTAGCCCAATATTATTGCCATATGATCACAGTACTTCTTTTAATTCTGAAACTAACAATTTAAGTGATTTACCGGCTAGTTCCACAGTGTGGAGCTCCTGGCCATACAGTCAATGGTTCAATAATTATTTGTTAAGTCTCGATTCTATTGAGTTAATTGAAACTGGATCAGGATATACTGAGCCACCTGTGGTTGAAATAACTCCCAACCCTAACGATCCTGCTCCAACTGTTGCAGCACAGGCCACAGCAGTATTAAATGGGGCAGGACAAGTAATTGGAGTAAATGTCACTGCTAACGGTGCTGGATACCGCTCAACTCCTACTGTTGCGTTTGTCGGCGGCAATGGGCTGGGTGCTGTGGCATATCCTCGTATGACCAACGGGTTGATACGTCAATTCCGTACAGTGATTCGATATGATCGATTCCAATATCAAACCACAATCCAGACCTGGAGTAGTGAGGGCACTTACGAAAACGGTACCTTGGTTCGTTACGACGACCGTGTGTGGTCTGCACTCAATGCTGACGGTAGCTCATCAGTGGTCGGCCCAACATTTGATTTAGAAAATTGGCAATTGGTTAACCCAGCCACATACACATATCCAGGCAGCACACAGGCCACAGGATTAACTGGGGTTGACCGTACCATGGGATTGTATGTGCCCGGTGTCAATGAGTACGGGCTAGAATTACCACTGCTGGTAGATGGAGTAGATTATCCAGGAGTTCAAGTTTGGGGCGAATATTTCACCGGTACACAAACACTAGATGCCAATTATCAAAGTGAATTTGCAGACATTTATCTTGGCACCCGCCCGTCAGACATCAATGTTGACGGTGGTGAGTTTGTTGGTCCTTACGAAGGACATGCACCTGAAGAATTGATCAATGGTGCTGAATATGACACCATGGACATGCGTATCTACACACGCCCAGGATCTGACTGGACTTTTGACGGGCACGGTTTCCAAATTGGTACAATTCGTTATACTTTTGAGCCAGGGATTACATTTGATTACAGTTGGGCCGACGTTGTAGAACACCCATTCAACATAGTTGTTTCTAATTTAACCACTGGACAAGTACTAACTGAAGATATTGATTATACTGTAAACTGGAACGAACAATATGTAACCATTATTAACGTTAACAGTGTATCTGCATTTGACATTGTTGTTATTGATGTTTATGAAGTGGGTGGTGGTAGCCAGTTGTTCCGAGGAAATTATGATGGTGCCACAGTTGTAGCAGATAACAACATTATAATTCTACCAGTAAATTATGCCGAAATTGTAGAAGCATATGTGTTTATAAACGGCAAAATAGTGGCAATACCTCAGTTGCGTCCTTACACAATCAGTCAAGCATGGAACTTGAATAACACATATCAAGCCTTGGATATTATCTTTAATGACACCCAAATTACAGTTACCAGCACTGTTAGCGGTGCTAACATAGTTACTTGCAACAACACCAGTGCAATGACAGTGGGACAACCTATTGTGTTTTCAGGTACTACATTTGGCGGCATTGTTGCTGGTCAAACATACTATGTGCAAAATATAGTAAACAGTACACAATTTTACATCAGCGAGATTGCCGGCGCAACAACTCCATTTGTGTTGTCTACTGCAACAGGATCAATGACTGGGTCCCCCAAAGGAAATTATTATAGAGCAGTACAAACAGTACCTGCAGGTATCACATTGACCGATACCAATTACTGGTTGCCGTTTAATCCCACCACATATACTAGACTGGCCATTACTGCCAGCGTTTTAGCAACTGATGGAATAGCAGTTGTAGTTCTAGGAAATGCCGCTAGTATTGTAGTTGCTGATACTCAAGCCTTGGGCAATGCCATTGTGTTACTGGGATCAACATCTAATTTGTCTGTGGGACAAACAGTTACATTCTCAGGTTATAGCCTAGGTGGTGTATTGACTGAAACAAATTACACAATTCTAAGCATAATTGATGACTCTATGAATGCTATTACTATCACTGAAAATGGCACAACTGAAGTTGCATTAATCAATGATGAAGCTACTTGGATTGGTGAATTAACAGCAAAATTTGTTCCTACAAATTATCAGAACTGGAGCACTCCAGAAATTGAAACATTTATTGTAGATCAAACAATTATTACCAATGGGGCAGTGACTTTAGAGAACCCACCAGTTGGAACTAATCCAGCCAACATGATTGTCATGGTCAATGGATATAGAATACTTGGCCCAAGTTGTATAGAATGGATTGGTGATGGCACCACATCTAGTTTTGGACTACCACAACGCATGGGCACCAGTTTCTTGCAGAGCAGTATTGATGCGGTCAATGACATACAAGTGTATGTGAATGGTGTGTTGCAAAAACAATCATTTGGCGCCGAAGATGGTACTTACAGTGTCACAAACTGGGACGGCAGCAATGTTCCTGGACGACAAGTTGTGTTTGAAAACAATCCGCAAAGTGGAGACGTAATTTTGATTGCAGTATCAACTTTGGCTGATTGCTTGTTTGCCTATGACCCATCAGCAGCATCATTTAGTGCATTGTTGCAAATTGTATCTACTTTGAATCAAAACGATGTACTCAGCGTGGTTACATGGAATGACACCAGCCAACAAAATGCATTGACATTGACATTTACTGGACCAGTCTCAACTAGTGGTACCATTTATCAAGAATATGACACAACAGACTATGACAGTCCAACTCTAAACGATCCTGGACAACCACTTCCTGGCGAGTTCTCGTTTGAACTAGGAACATCTGTACCAGTCAACGATTTTGATTTGCTGCGCACTAACATTGATGCCAGCAGATTATGGGTCACATTAGATGGTTACAGACTGTTTGAAGGCAGTGACTATACTATTCAAGGACAATATTTAATATTAGCGCAGGGAGTGATTAATAACAACCAAACATTAATTGTAACTGAATTTACAAATTCAATTGTGCCGGAAGCAACAGCCTTTCGTATTTTCCAAGACATGCGCGGAGTACAAGCCACATATAGAATAACTACTTCTACAACAACAACATTGGCGCAAGCGCTGAGTAGCACTGCTGACATAATTTATGTGGAAAATGCAGCAGCGTTGACTGAGCCCAATTTGCCAGCAGGTGTATTTGGTGTGGTATCTATCAATGGCGAACGAATCATGTATCGTTATCGGAACACTGCCTTAAACACAGTTTCTGGATTACAACGCGGCACAGCTGGTACAGCAGCAGCCAATCACTTGGTGGGTACAGATGTGTACGACTTTGGACGCGGTAACTTGTTGAATGTTCAGTATCAAGACTACGTGGTCAAAGACACCAGCATGGGCGATGGCACCACAGCAGTGTTCTATGCACCCAATATTGACATTGCTGATTTTGGTGATTCAAGCACTGTGTATGTTGAAAGCATTGAAGTATACGTAGGCGGCACACGCCAATACAACTACAGCAACACCACAGCTGATAGTCAATATCGTTATATTGTTTCGCTATTTGACCCATTGGCTATTGAGTTTATTGTTGATAACACTTACTCTGCGCCAGCAGCTGGCAGCGAAGTAACTATCTTGCAACGACGCGGAAAAACTTGGTACGAGCCTGGTGTTGGCACGCCCAGCAATGGTATTGCACTGCAAGAAACTGATACTGTAGCTGCAAGGTTTTTGTGTGACAGATAACACGGATAAATAAATGACCATGGCAAATACACCACAAGATCAGAACAAACAGCAGACTCAACAGCCTGCTCCTCGCCGCCCAAATGAAACCGGCACAATAAGTGTGCAAGCGCACATGAGAATTTTTGATCCAAAAACTCAAAAAACCTATGTGGAGGGCAGGGCATGATTATTCAACCCGGACTGTGCAAAATTGAAGGATTTGTCAAGATACATGACCCCAACACTGGCGAAATTTTGGTAGACAAGAAAAACGCAATTCATTATGAGAATATCAGTTTGGCCATGGCTCAAACACTGAGCAATCGCAACGTTGGATATATCTATGAAATGGCCTTTGGCAACGGCGGTAGTTCAGTTGATCCCACAGGAGTTATCACCTATTTGCCCCCAAACACCACAGGGCAAAATGCTGACTTGTACAATCAAACTTATTCTAAAGTGGTCAACGACAATTCAGCAGCTGACACTGACCCTGAAAACAACAAAATGACCCCGTTACACACTTCGGGCAATGTGTACAGTGATATTCTTGTGACTTGTTTGTTGGACTACGGCGAACCGCCTGAACAACAGGCATTTGACAATTCAACCAATTTCAGTGGTGAATTTGTGTTTGACGAACTTGGGTTAAAAACATGGAACGGATCTGTAGATAATCTACGCTTGATCACACATGTAATTTTCCATCCTGTACAAAAGAGTTTGAATCGTCAGATTCAAATTGATTACACCCTGCGTATACAGACGCTGAGTAACATAAATGCTGTATAAATATAGCAACTAGGAACCTTTGACATGGCATATACAATCAATCTAACAGACGGCACAGTTTTTGCTACCATTGCTGATGGTACCATCAACACATCAAGTTCAATGATCTTGGTGGGTAAAAACTACGCTGGTTACGGCGAGTTTTTAGATGAAAACTTTATCCACTTGTTGGAAAGCGGATCAAATACCACAGCACCAGCCGCTCCGTTGACTGGGCAGTTATGGTGGGACAAAACCAATACACTGTTAAAAGTGTACACTGGCACTTTATTTAAAAACATTGGGTCAGCCACTGCTTCTGCCAGCGCACCAGCCAGCAATGTCACTGGTGATTTGTGGTATGACACCACAAACCAACAGTTAAAAGTCTACACTGGTGCAAGTTTCTTAGTGGTAGGGCCTGGTTATTCCAGTGCTCAAGGACAGTCTGGTGCTATTCCTGAAACAATTCTCAATAACACCGGCGCCACACGATACATTACTAGTTTGTATGTGAACAACGTGCGTGTGGCCATTGTTTATGATGGTGCAAGTTTTATCCCTGAAGCTGCCTTACTAGTTGCGTTCCCAACTATTTTCCCAGGTGTTACATTGAGTGCAAGCGTGTCTGGTGCTGTATTTGCAGGATCAGCAACTAACTCACAGTTGTTGGACAGTTTGGACAGCAGTCAGTTCATGCGCACCGACACAGCCACTTCTACAACTGGTATCTTGCGTGTTCAAAACAATACTGGTTTGTTTGTTGGTGTGGCCAACGTGTTTAACGTAAACACTACTTCTACAGATGCCAACATCAAGAGTGCAATTTCTGGTGGTAATTTAATCATTCAGGCCAATGTGAGCGGTACAACATACAATGTGGCCTCAGCACTGGGAGCCAGTGGTACATTTGCCATTAGCAATGCTGCCACTGTGGGTACAACATTAACAGTAACTGGCAACAGCTCAGGCGGTAATTTGACCACTGCTGGTCAAGTAAGTGCAATTGGCAACATAATTGGTGGAAATATCAATACCTTGGCATTGGTGCAGGCTGATACAATCAGCGCCACAGCCAATGTACAGGCAGGTAACTTGCGCACTGCTGGACAAGTAAGTGCCACTGGTAACATCACCAGTCAGGCCAACATTGCAGGCTCGTTTATTCTTGGCAATGGATCACAGCTGACCGGCTTGAGTTTGGGGGTCAGTGTTACCAAGTTTGTAAATGGTAGCACAGAAGGCAACATTGGTATTGCAGGCGGCAACATTAATTTTGATGTGGGTGGAACTGGCAATGTGTTAGTACTATCAACTGGTACTGCATACTTTGTTGGCAACGTCAGCGTTGCTGGCATTGAAAAAATTGGTACCAATGCTATTGGTAATATTGGATCAAGTAGTAATTATTTCAACCGTGTGTTTGCCACAGCAACCACAGCACTTTACGCCGACGTTGCAGAACGGTTTGCTGCAGATGAACTACTAGAACCGGGCACTGTGGTAGAACTGGGCGGTGTCAAAGAAATCACCAGAAGTACGCAAGATTTAAGTGAAAATGTATTTGGCGTGATAAGTACAAGACCAGCCTACACAATGAACGGCGGAGCCGGTGAAGATGATACTCATCCAGCGGTTGCAATGACCGGTCGAGTTCCTGTAAAATGTGTGGGTATAATTCGCAAAGGTGACAGACTTGTGAGTGCCGGTGAAGGTGTTGCTAGAGCAGCACAGCCAGGCGAGGCCACAGCATTTAATGTAATTGGTCGCTCACTGGAAAATAAACACCTAACGGGATTAGGAACAATCGAAGCGATTGTGACAATAAAGTAATAGGAAACAAAAATGACATATTCATCAGGTGGATTAATTCAAGCAGCAGATTATAATGGTTTTGTAAGCACCAACGTTGGCGCCAACATTAATGCCACATGGAACACAGCATACGGACAAACAGCATTGTCCACTGTTAGCACTGCTGGGACAGTATCAGCCACACAGTGGGCCAGTTTGGTGAATACCGTTACCAATATGGCAGCTCATCAGCCTACCACAATCACTGCAAGAGCAGCTCCAACTGTTGGTGATACCATTAGTATCTTGAGTGCAGTCAACACTGATATCACCAGTTGCTTTACCAATCGTTACAATGCCTATGCTCAAGGCGCACAATATACAGGATGGACTGGTACCAACAGCAAAACTGCTGCCACATCAGGTGCAACCTGGACCATTACATTTACCAACACAGTGACCTTTGCCAATGCCGCATCCGCCACAAACTTTTTTAACGCAGGCGGCACAGTCAAAATTGATGTCAGCAAAACTGCAACTGGTGACTTAGGTGATCCAGAATGGAATGACCTAGCCACAACCCTTTGTGGTGACATATATATTTCTGGCCTGGCCACTAGCCATACCATTGCTGGCGTGGCCTATACTGGCACCACAAAGATTGGTGGCACAGGCACGCCAACCACACTGAGTACTGCCACTGGTTGGGATGATCTTGTAGCCGGTGCCGCTGCCACCATTGTGTACAAACAGTTTGCTGATACAGCACCGTATACCAGCAATTTTATTCAGCACAGTATTGCCAAAGGCGCCGCTTCAACTACACTGGTGATCACCACACTTTGGTCAGCTTCGGATGGTGACCCAATTTCTGGTGGTACTGCCGCAGTGGGTGCCACCCCCGGTACAGCACCTTGTACCATTGTCACCTACTACCCGCCCGAAACAACATATCTAACCAACTCCTGGGGCACACCCACTGTGGCAGCTACCACAGTCTAACCAAAAAGGGGCTGTTGCCCCTTTACTTTTTCCTGTTTTTTCTGTATAATGCATTATGAATACTGATGCCTTGGTTGCTCACGCACGAGCAAGATTTGATCACGCAGCCGCTCGACGGGTGCTAAAAGAGAAGTATGAAGCACGAATGGTGTTTGCCTATGGGGGTGGGATGTGGCGGGCAGGTCCAGACTTGTTGACTGTGCTGTTGGCCTGCGCACAAGACAAGGATGTTGTGATACTAGATTTGTATGAAACTCCGGTGCAAATTGTTGTGACAGACTTGTTTGCTCTAGCACATGAACGTTGGCAAGAACAAATGAACGCATGGAAATTGGAATGGGACGAGTTAAACAAAAAACGCTAACCCAAGGTGTGCTGATCTTTGCTTTCAACAATGAGGCAACGGACTATATTACCATGGCAGCATGGAGTGCTCAAAACATTCGCCGCCACTTGAACTTGCCTGTGGCAGTGGTAACTGATGATCCTGCGGCCGCCGCACAGCACAAATTTGAACACGTCATTGTCACAGCACCAGACACTGGCGGATCACGACACTTTGCTGATTACGGTGCCACAGTAACTTGGCACAATGCTGGACGCATCACGGCTTATGAACTGTCACCGTTTGATCAAACCCTGGTACTGGATGCTGACTATGTTGTGGCCAGTGATCGATTATTGGAAGTACTAACACTACCACAACAGTTTGCGGCTTTCAAGGATGGATTTGATCCCAGCAGTATGACCAACCTTGAAACATTTGGTGCGTATAATATGCCCATGTGGTGGGCCACTGTGATGATGTTCCGTCGTGGCAACATCAGCCAATACATATTTGATAGTATGCAAATGATACGAGCCAACTGGCAGCATTACCGAGATTTGTACGGCATCCATCAAAGCAATTATCGCAATGACTATGCACTGAGCATTGCCTTGGGACTGGTAGCAGGGGCTGAACAATCAGTGCATGAGATATTCTTCCCCATGCTCAACGTCATGCCAGATCATGGGTTGAAGTGTGTGGAACAAGATCATTATGAAATTGAATACACCAATACTGAAGGTAGACTCAAAACCCTGAGTTGGGCTGGATTAGACTTTCACGCCATGTGCAAGAAACATTTAGGAGCCATCGTTGCAGCCGATAGATGAACAAGGTTATGTGATTGTTGCAGTCAACAGCGACACAGTGGATTACCAGGACTGTGCTAGAACCTTGGCCAAGACCATACGCTATTGGGATCCGTCAGCACGTATTTGCCTGGTCACAGACAGCCTCGACACTGATCCCATGTATGATCATCACAGACAGATTACACCCAATGTCAATCCATTTGCCAACGATGCACAACTGTTCAGACTCACGCCATTTCGTGAAACCATAAAACTAGAAGCAGACATGTTGATTGTGAGTCCCATTGATCATTGGTGGACACAGTTTAGACATAGAGATGTTGTAATATCCACTGGCTGTAGAGATTGGCAAGACCGTGTGAGCACAGCAAGAAACTATCGCCGAGTGTTTGATGCCAACAACTTGCCCGATGTGTACAATGCTGTCACATACTGGCGGCGCAGTACAACTGCTAAAGAGTTTTTTTCATGGGTCAGCAACATATTTGCCAACTGGGCAGAGTTTAAGAAACTCATAAAGTTTCCAGATGAAACGCCGTCAACTGATCTAGTATATGCTATGGCCGCAGAAATCATGGGTCGAGAACGGGTCACAATGCCATTCAGCACGTACCCAAAGATTGTGCATATGAAACGACACACAGCAGGAACAGCAACAGAAGCCTGGACCAAGGAACTGGTTTGGGAATATCAAGACTGCCGACTGCGTATACAAACAGTGGCGCAAACAGGCGCATTTCATTACAACGTAAAGGAATGGAGAGCATGACACCTGAACAACTACAACAATTATTTCAGGCAGCTCCAGAGCCCCAGCAGCCATTCTTTAGATTGTACCATGATGACCAAGGCAATCCACTATTCTACAGCATGGCAGACGAGCCTGGTACATACATTGAAATCAGCCAGGAAGAATACCACCGTAATGCCTCCAATGTGCGTGTACGCAATGGTAAGTTGGTAGAAATCTCTTGGCAGACAACGTTTAAACTGGTCCCTGGCAACTCTGGATCCCCTTGTCATCCTGACAATGTCGCTGTAATCGTTGCCGAGGACCAACCTCATACCCGCTGGAGCAAACAAACATATGAATCAAATTGACATTGCAGACTTGGACTGTGTATACTTGAGTTACGACGAGCCCGAAAAAGAAGAGTTTTGGGTCCAGATCAAGAACATGGTGCCTTGGGCCACTCGAGTGGATGGCATCAAAGGCTCAGATGCCGCACACAAGGCAGCTGCCACAGCCAGCACCACTGAACGTTTCATACTCATCGACGGTGACAATATTCCTGATGCAGCCTTCTTCAATCAAACACTGACGTTTGATACCGCTGACTGGGAACAGGCAGTGTTTCGTTGGCGGGCCAGAAATCACATCAATGGACTCATGTATGGCAATGGTGGCCTGAGTTCATGGACAAAAGAGTTTGTGTTCAACATGCGCACTCATGAAGCCACAGACGGACGTACAGAAACTGAAGTAGAGTTTTGTTTTGATCCCATGTACTGGGCCATGCATGACTGCTACTCAACCACATATCCCAATGGGTCGGCGTTTCAGGCATGGCGGGCCGGATTCCGTGAAGGTGTAAAAATGTGCCTGAACAAAGGTGCCCGGCCCACGGTGGAAGAATTTCAACAACAGGTACACAAACGTAATCTAGATCACTTGACCATATGGCACAACATTGGTGCTGACGTTAACAATGGACAGTGGGCCATGGCCGGTGCTAGACAAGGCACATATATGACCATGCTCACAAACTGGGATCATCGTAAAGTTCAGGACTTCGATGCCTTGTATGAGATATGGGACACAGTAAAAGATGCAGAACCAAGATTACTGAGCGGACGTGTGGCAGATGAATTGCACGGTCAACTAGACTTGCCCATGGCCATCTTTGAAGGCGAACAAAGTCGATTCTTCAAACAACACTATCGTAGCAACTGGCACAATCGTGGCGTCATGACACGAGAGATTGATGTGATTAGACAGCAAGAAGGCTGGTGATATTGTATGACTTGGCAATGTGCAGCAATCGATCATGGTGTTACTTTTTATGAAAATGGAAAGATAGCACCATGTTGTCTAATAACCCACACATATAGAAAAGATATCACTGAGATTCACAACCAACCATTTAAAGATTTAAAAACATTTGAACCTCCTATTGAGTGCAAAGTTTGTGTTGATGCAGAAGCAAACAAACTGCCAAGTTATCGGCAATCATTTAATCGTAGAAAGAAAGACAATCTAGGATTTCAGTTTGTTGATATAAGAAACACAAATTTGTGTAATTTTAAATGTAGGTCATGCGGGCCTTATAATAGCAATCTTTGGGCTAAAGAAGTTGGAGAAATTAATCCAATTAGACATTTTCCTTTGACTGATTATAAAAAAATTATTGTTAACGAAAGTGTAAAACACATTTACTACACAGGCGGCGAACCGTTGATCAACCTTGAACATTGGGATCTATTAGAAGAGTTGGTATTGCAAGGTCTAAGCAAGAACATTGAGTTGCAGTATAATTCGAATATGTCAGTACTAAAATTTAAAGACAAAAACATTTTAGATATTTGGAAAAATTTTAAATCAGTGCAAATTACAGCCAGTATTGATGCGGTTGGTGAAAAATTTAATCATATACGGTCAGGTGGATCATGGGACACAGTAATTAAAAATATCAATGAGTTAAAACCTCACAATGTAAAATTAAATATTGGTACAACTGTGAGTATTTTAAATTTATGGTTCTTGGAAGAATTACTGGTATTTTTTAAAGATCAAAAAATTTCAGTTAATTTAACTGACTTATATTACCCTGAGTGTTTGACGTTATCAGCCATACCTGATGACCTTAAAAGTTTAGCCATTGCGTGTGTTGATAGTATTGAAAAAATATATCACGATGAAAACAAATGCAATTATATGAGGTCACAAATAAATGACAATGTTAATCAATATTTGTTCAGAGACACAGTTATGCAAACTCTATTACTAGACAAAATAAGAGGAGAAAGTTTGTTTGATTTTCTTCCTTTTAAAAAATCTGCATTGAAGTTAATATGAACAAGGGCAACGAGTCAGTAAACAACAAGAGCAAGTTTCTTAGTTCTGCTGAACAAATGCACGATCAACTAGGTCCTGCACTGTGCTTGGCCAAGTGGAAACAGGTCAGCTTGCATTTGACCACAGGCATGAATAACTCATGCTACCATCCACCACTGCATCCAATCAATCCTGCAGAGATTGCAATAGATGTGTCAGCATTGCACAATACTAATTATAAAAAACAACAGCGCCGAATGATGTTGGCAGGTGAGAAGCCCACAGAATGCTCTTACTGCTGGAACATGGAAGACCAGGGCAAGTTAAGTGATCGACACTATCGCTCAGGTGAGCCTTGGGCAGCAGTGGATTTTGAATCAATAAAGAACAGCACAGGAGCGGAAAATGTCATTCCCAGTTATGTTGAAGTTAATTTTAATCACGCTTGCAATCTGCGGTGTAGTTATTGCAGCCCTCAGTTTAGTAGCTCATGGGCAGATGAAGTCGCTCGACTGGGAGCATATCCTACCCTGGTGCCTCATAATGCTCCTGAGCATTTTGCTGGCAGTCGCCGTGCTATTCCCGTTCGAGAATCAAACCCTTATGTTGATGCCTTCTGGCAGTGGTGGCCAGACTTGTACCCTCACTTAGAACATTTCCGCATGACCGGTGGTGAGCCACTTATGGACAAAAACACATATAGGGTGTTTGATTATGTGTTGGCGAACCCTAGCCCTAAACTACATTTGAATGTCACAAGCAACTTCTCAGTAGATGAGAAGTCATGGCAAAAGTACCTGGGGTATGTAAAACAAATATGTGATGGCCGCATTGAACACTTCATGCAGTATGTGAGCCTGGATGGGTGGGGAGCTCAAGCAGAATATATGCGACATGGCCTGGACTTTGATTTATTGTGGGACCGAGTAAATCAGTTTCTTACAGAAGTTCCCAACTACTCAAGTTTGACATTTATCATCACAATGAACAATCTCAGTGTGACCAGTCTGGACAAACTGTTTGCTGGCATCCTGGGCTTGCGCAAAGTATACAGCACGGACTATCAACGTGTGTGGTTCGATACCCCCGTGCTACGTGAACCTGCGTGGCAAAGCCTGCAGATACTGCCTGAGAGTTATGCAGAGAAACTGGAATGGTTGTGGGCATGGATGGTGAGACAGATTGAAACAGAAGAAGAACCATTCAAAGGATTCAAGGACTATGAACTGCACAGACTGGATCGTGACATCGCCTGGATGCGATCAGCACAGTTAACTGATCACTCACAAGCCAAAGCAGACTTCTATCGTTTCTTTAATGAACACGATCAGCGTCGTGACACAAACTTTTTGGCGACATTTCCTGAGATGCGGGCATGGTGGGAGGAGTGTGCATACCATGCTAGGCAATCGTAAAATCATTGTGGATGAGTGGGCCGAAGTGTGGGACTTGCTCAAGCCGTATGCAGATGAGAGCTTCTGGCAATACTCTGACATTGTACTTGATCCCAACAATGTGTATATTGTTGGGCGTGTGACATTAAAAAACCACTGGACAGAAATAACAGAATGGGCAAGGCATTATCCTGGGCGCATTGTGTTTTCAAATCCTGCAGAAGGCAGCGAAACCATACTGTTGCAACTCGCACGCCTGCGCATCAAAGAACAAGTTTGCCGAGGTGAAATTTTATTATTAACATCCGGAGACATGGAGCCCGGCTTGCGTTACTGTAAGACAGACTGCTACTTCTCCAACATTGTGGAGTACCTAGAAAATCTACGTGCGCACGAATCGCACCCACAAGTGTATCACAAACAAAACAAACCTTATGACTTTTTGTTTCTCAACGGTCGACTACGCCCACATCGCAAGTATCTAATAGATGTCATGCGTGATCGCAAGTTGTTGGATCGAGCACTGTGGACCAATCTCAATGATCGAGTGGAAATGCCCTGGACCAGTCAACTACAAACTGGTAACTCAGAACCTGTGCGACTATTACCTAAACATTATGAAATTAATCGTGCATTGTCTAACATGGACACAGTGCCTGCAGGATTCGTAAAACATCATTTGTTTGATAACACTTGGGGCGATGCCGAAGTCAACCCTGCCGCCTACATTGACACGTACTTCAGTGTAGTCACAGAAACCATATTTGACTACCCTTATACATTCCGTACAGAGAAGATATGGAAACCCATGATTATGTGTCACCCGTTTGTGGTAGCAGCCAACCGAGGATACTATAGAGATTTACATTCAGCAGGATTTCAAACATTCAGGCACTTGATTGACGAAACATTTGATCAGATTGATGATCCAAAAGATCGTGCTGACAGAATAGTTGACGTTGTGGCAGATATATGTTATAATGGTGCTGCCAGTTTCTTGGAAGCCGCTGAATCCGTTTGTAAATACAACTATCAACAACTTCGCGAACACAATGCTCGCGAACGTGCAGAACTTCCTGAAAGACTGACCCAATACATAAATGAATGATTTAGAATTTAAACAACAAGTGTTGGACCCTGTGTCCTCAAGTTTTTGTGCGGCGAAATGGTACAATGCTACCATTTGGTTAGGAAGTGGGCAGACCACAAGTTGCCATCACCCGCCAGCCCATTTGATTGACGCTGATAAAGTCAATAACAACTCTAGGCTGCTGCACAATACTGATGAGAAGAAAGCGGACCGGCGCAAGATGTTGGCTGGTGAACGCCCTGCTGGATGCGAATACTGCTGGAAGATCGAAGACATGCACACTGACGCTGTGAGTGACCGTGTGTACAAAAGTAAAATTTATCCCATAGAGGCCTTGCATGAAGCTGTTAACACTCCCGTCCAAGACGATGTCAATCTTAGAACTCTCGAAATTAGTTTTGATCGCACTTGTCAATTTGCTTGTTCTTATTGCAATCCTGCTTTTAGTTCCACTTGGGTCAATGACATCCGGAAACATGGGCCCTACATCGGACTTGTTAGCGATGGCAGGAACCATTTTACTCACACTCATGATAATAGTCAACTTTATAAATTCGGTGAGACTAATCCGTATGTGGAAGCCTTCTTTGACTGGTGGGAACGAGACCTCCACCGCACCCTGCAAGAACTCCGAATAACTGGCGGTGAGCCGCTGATGTCAGGCTACACCTGGCAACTGATTGAATGGTTTAAAAACAATCAAGGACGTAGCAACACCCGGTTAGCAATCAATTCAAATCTTGGCATTGACTTGGACAAGATGAAAGACTTTGCAGTGGCGATCGCTGCATTGCCCAAGGTGGATCTATATACCTCTATGGAAGCCACATTTGCTCAAGCAGAGTATATTAGAGATGGCCTGAACTATGATCAATGGCTGAACAATGTATTGTTTTTGTTGGAAGGTCGATTTGTCAGTGCAGTGCATGTGATGTGTACCATCAATGCCTTGTGCCTGGACAGTCTTGTGGACCACCTCAACTTGATGTTGAATTTAAAACAACGTTACGGGCGTGATCAACTGAACTTTACATTGAACATCTTGCGCTTTCCTAGTTTCCAGAGTGCTTTGGTATTACCTGACCATATACGTACTGGTTATCGTTTGCAGTTGGAAGCATGGTTGTTCCACAATCGTGAAAATCCTTGTTTGCACGAACATGAAGTCAATCATGTGCAACGACTAATTGATTACTTAGATGTTGTTGAAACTCCACACTCGGAAGCATTTGAAATGCCAAAACTGTTGAATGACTTTAAACAGTTTTACACACAATACGATCAACGTCGTGGCAAAAGTTTTGACAAGTGCTTTTCTAAAATAAGCGAATGGTATAATAATTTATGAATATAGAACAGCACATAGAACAACTGAAAGCTGAGTTTGATGTTTTAGCAGTAGTAGATTTAACTGAATGGACTGAAGATTTTACTTTGAGTCGTAATTGGTTAGAACATGCTTGCAAGAAGTTACACCAAGACCCTTATGCACACAATCAACGTATAGTGTTTTCTCATCAGCAAGATTTTTATATTGATCCTGATCAGTCACCTGGCATCATTGTAGAAAATTTACAAGAAATTCTTAATTTTGTAGATATATCAAACTTTTTCGTTGTACTTGTAACCACTAATCTTAATATCCATAATGAGTTTGCAAAAATTCTTAATAAGGATCAGAATTTTATTACTGTGATTCAATCAGACGGAAAATTTAAAAAGAATGTAATCGATAGTACATCTTTTAAAAATAAAATTTATCGTTATGGATCATCTGATCCTGTTAAAATAGATTTAAAATCATTAACAGATCATGAACGATTTTTATTAACTAAGTCAAAAACATTTTGCATATACCCTTGGATACATCTGCATGCCTACCCCACAGGCGAAGCATATCCTTGTTGTCATGCTGAAATGGGTGCGGGACAAGTGGGCAACTGTCGTAAAAACACATTAGAAGAAATATGGACTGATACACCCATGCAACAACTGCGTGAGGATATGTTAAACGAAACACCAAATGCCACCTGTGGTCGTTGCTACGAACAAGAAGCCAATGGATTCTTTAGCGGACGCAAGTCGGCCAACAAGCATCACGGGCATCAAATTAAAAAACTTGAAACTAATCCGTTTGAAATGACATACTGGGATATCCGTTTTTCAAACTTGTGTAATTTAAAATGTCGCAGTTGTGGTCATATCTTTAGTAGTCAGTGGTATCAGGACCAAGCTAAATTAGCTGGCGGTGATTGGAAGGATCGTAACACAGTGTTAAACTATGCAGGAAGCACTGAAACAGACATGTGGGAACAGTTAGAACCGCATTTGGACTACGTAGAGCAAATTTATTTTGCTGGTGGCGAACCTTTGTTGATGGAAGAACACTACAACATCTTGGAAGAACTAGTACGTAGAAAACGTTTTGATGTGCGATTGATCTACAACACAAACTTCACACACACTGAACTCAAGGGTAAAAGTGTGTTTGAATATTGGCGGCACTTTGACAGTGTAGCAGTGGGTGCCAGTCTCGATGACTCAGGTTCACGTGCAGAATATATTCGCAAAGGCACAGACTGGGCAGTGGTGGAACGCAATCGCCAAGAAATGTTGCAGATATGCCCAGAAGTGGATTTTTACATCAGCCCTACGCTGAGCATAATGAATGCATGGCACCTGCCAGATTTTCATAGAGACTGGGTAGAACGTGGATTGATTCGTGCGCAAGATTTGAATATAAACATACTACAAGATCCACTACATTACAGAATAGATATTGCACCTGTAGAATACAAACAAGAGTTAAGCACAATTTACTCCGATCACATCATGTGGCTACGTGATCAAGATCCACTGCAACGAGCCACACAAGGATTTGAATCAGCTATCACCTTTATGATGGCCACAGACAACACTCACTTAATAGATACTTTTTGGCGCAAGACACACGAGTTAGACGACATTAGAAAAGAAAATATACTAAAAATTATTCCAGAATTGGCAGCATTGAAATGAACGCAAAACAAATAAATCCTAAATTACATATCACTGCCAAAGATTACACCAATGCATCAGGTTCTGATTGGCCAACATATGATGATTTTTTATTGGAAAATTATGTAGTCAACCAATCAGTACAGCAAGAAATTAATCAATTAATAATTGACAGCCAACTATTATATAATCAAACAAATACTGTTTATGAGTGGTATCAAGATTCCCCTGTTGAACAATTAAATTTATATGTGACTCCTGCAGATTACAAATTAAATGCTGGGCCAAACTGGCCTGACTACCACGAATATATAAAAGGAATAAAAACAACAAATATATCAACTCAAAAAGAAATTGATACATTTACAAATCAACATCTGAGTCAGGGAATTAAATTTCCAATTGACACTGCTACTGCATGTCAAAGCAAATGGACCTGGAGCACAATATTTTTAAATAAATTGTCCACGGCCAGTTGTCACAGAGTTAATTCTACGGCATTTAACTTGGAAAATTTTGACGATTTTCACAATACTCCAAAAAAACTTGCTGATAGAACACTTATGTTAAATGGCCAATGGCCCAAAGGTGGGTGCGAGTACTGCAGAGATATAGAAGATTCCGGAGGGTGGAGCGATCGTCAACATAACCTGGGCATACGAGGACTTACTCCCGTTGAATTGGAAACTGATCCTACCGCTATACGAGTAAATCCCCGCATAATAGAAATTTTTGCCCAGAATACTTGCAATCTAGCATGCATCTATTGTTCAGGAGACTTATCAAGTAAAATTGAACAAGAAAACAAAAAATTTGGAGATTTTAGATTTGGCGGCGTCTCAATCCCCGTTGTAACTATCCCCACTGCGGCAACACAGGAATATTTTGATCGATTTATTTCCTGGATAGACAAAAATGTACAAAACCTAGTAAGGTTACATTTGTTGGGGGGTGAAACATTTATTCAACACGAATTAATGAATTCTGTGCTAACTGTGTTGGAAAATAGGCCCAACCCTAAGTTGGAATTATGTGTGTTCAGTAATCTTAATGTTCCAGACAGATACTGGGATCTATACATTGGTCGGATCAAAGATTTACAAAGTCGCGGACATATACGATGTTTTGATTTAACTGCCAGTATTGATTGTTGGGGTCCTGAACAACAATATGTTCGCAGTGGATTAAATTTAGAAAAGTTTGAACAACGGTTTGCCTGGGCAAGCGAGCAAGGTTCATGGTTGCGTTTAAATGTAAATCAAACAGTGACATCAATGACTATAAAGACCATGCCAGAATTGATTGAAAAAATTAAATATTATAGTCTGAATAAACATATTGGACATTATTTTCAATTCGTTTCTCCCAATGAATCTTTTCAACACCCTAAGATTTTTGCATGGGATCTCTGGAAAGATGATGCTGAGCGCATTTTGGCAGCGATGCCAACGGACACAGTGGATCAACAAGAAGCAATTCCGCGTATGCAGGGACTGATAAGTTTATTGAAACAGCACACTACAAATGATATAAATGCAATAAAAAAGTTACATATATATCTTGACGAGCTAGATAGACGTAGATCGACTAACTGGCGTACATTATTTTCTTACTTAGACACATGAACATACCACACGATAAATTCTGTGTATTACCTTGGATCAGCATTGAAGCCTCACCAATTGGCACAGTGCGTCCGTGTTGCCTTGCAGATGATGAAATCTTAGACAACAACGGAAACAAGTTTGAGTTAAGTACAGCCAACTTTTCGGACATACAAAACAGCCGTCACATGCAACGACTACGTGAACAGTTTCTTGCTGGCCACCGCCCACAAACTTGTCGCAAGTGTTGGAATGAAGAGCGCGGCGGGCGTACTAGCAAGCGCATGCACGCCCTGGACAGACTCAAGCACAGTATTGCGGACACAGAATGGACAGCAGAGGCCAAACCGCTGATGTTTTTGGACTTGAAACTGGGCAACATTTGCAATTTAAAATGCCGCATTTGTGGCTCCTGGAGTTCGAGTCAATTTGCCACAGAAGAAATCAATCAACTACCACGTGAACAACAAAAGTCAAGTCATGCATATCAAATGTTACGTGCCGGCGCCTGGCCTAGAGAAAATGCTCAGTTCTGGCAACAGATTGATAGTGTGCTAACTGACATTCGCTACATTGAATTCACTGGTGGCGAACCGTTCATGATTGACGAGCACTTTGACATGTTGCAAGGCATCATTGACCGTGGTATTGCACATCAGGTGGAAATACATTACAACACCAATGGCACACAATATCCCAAACGTGGTCAAGCAATTTGGCGCCATTTCAAAACTGTAGAAATTGCATTTAGCATCGATGACGTAGGTAAAAGATTTGAGTATCAACGCACCAATGCAGACTGGGCCATGGTACTAGACAATATCACAAGTTTTCAGTATCTAAAAACTCAAATGCCCAACTTGCAGTTGCAGTGTTGTAGTACAGTAAATGTGTTCAATGTGCGCTACATCGACGAACTAGCACATTGGATTGTGTTGCAAGATTTTGACTTTGTTTACTGGAACATGATGCACGATGCATGGTACTTCAGTATTGCCACACTGCCGGACACAGCCAAGGCGGTCATTACAGAACACTTGCGTTCAGCACATGTGCCACCCGAGTATCGTGCGGAGTTTGATCGCATCACAGACTTTATGAACACTGGTGCGAGCACAGATGGATTTATGTTACGCATGAAAGTTGCAGATTTAGACCGTAAACGCAATCAAAACTTACGCTCAGTTGAGCCTGAATTTGCTGACTTAATTGACTACCCATGAGCCTGTGCATGGCGCCTTGGGTGCATACTTACTTGAGTCCACAAACAGAAAGGCGCATGTGTTGTGCGTCAAGAGAACCTGCGCAAAATTTTAAACAGTATATAGACACGGCTGCAGGCTCTGGTCAATACATTCCTATTACCTTGGAGCAACATTGGAATTCACCGCACATGATGAGTGTGCGCAGTAGAATGATGACAGGAGAAACCTTGCCTGAGTGTGAAGTGTGCAATGACAAGTTATTGAACACTGATGTTTACCGCACATATTTTTGGCAGTTGTTTAAACATAAGTACCCTGACATCTGGGAAACCACTGACACCTCTGGGCGCACCACAATGCAACCCGTGAGTTGGGATTATAGATTCAGTAACTTGTGCAATTTCAAATGTCGCACATGCGGTGACATGCTGAGTAGTAGTTGGGAAACAGAACAGAAACAACACAACATGGTTGACTGGACCAATCCCAAGAATACTTGGATGCGATCTGAAGTGCGGCAAGAAATTTCTGCATTTCAAGACAGTCAGATTGAGCAGGAATTTGCCGATGCTGTGGAACAGCATTGTGTTGAAGAAGTATACTGGGTGGGCGGCGAACCACTAATGTACGAACAACATTGGCGTTACATGAAACGCATAGTGGAATTAGGGGATGGGTCACGAGTATATGCTAGATACAATACAAATTTATCCAGAGTGGATTATCGAGGTGTTAACTTATATCGTGATATTCTCAGCAGGCTGCGCGATTGGCAGATATGTGCCAGTCTCGACGGCACAGGCACAATTGGCGAATACATTAGAACAGGCCTTGAATATGATCGCTGGCTTGAGCATTTTGGTCAAGCAGTTGAGATCCAACGTAACAGACGTCAAGTACGAATTGACTTTACGCTCACTCTGCCCGGAATGTTCGAAGTTACACGCATTAGACAACTTGCACAGCGATTCGGAGTTGACGTCCTGGCTAAAGTGATATTTGCATTCTCACCAGACATTGTGATGAGTCCCTTGGCCCTGCCTAGAGCATTGTTGGATACATGGGTAGACGAACTTGTGCCTCAAGTAGATGGTGCGTTGCGTGACATATTGTTACAACTGAAAATCAGACCCACATTTTCTGAACAATGGCCCAACGAGTATGCCAAAGGACTTGTTCGGGGCAAAGCTCGTGTGTTACAATTAGAAAGCATACGCACACAGAAGATTACAATGGCTGAAATACTTGCTGATCGTCCCGCAGTGCTGGAATGGTGGAACAACATTGCTTGATAGAATTGAAATAGACCTGCGTGGCGCGGACACACTCACGCTGTACATTGATGTCACAGACAACAGTCTCAGTCGCAAATGGCTGTCGGCATTAAACGACATTATCCGTAACAACTTGCATTTAGAAAAAAACTACTGCTGGCTGGGCTGGACAGAAAGTGTACGCAATGCTGAATATATTGTAGGTCAAATCAATGCCAGCATTGACGCAATCAACTCAGCCGGGTTGGGTTACACCATTGACGATCAGTTCACCGTGGAAGGCACCATACAAGACAACTTGGATGTTGATCATGAGCGTATGAATTGGCTGCACCGGTATTTTGAAGATCTTCAAGGACACTCTGGGCATATGAGTCCTTACTGGGTCAAGGCCGATGCTGGCACACGCTGGCACATACGACAACTTAACTTGCTGTGTCACGAATACGAAAGTCTTGTGTTGAGCATGCGCAAGGTCATGCAAGCACCTGAATGGCGCCGACCCAGTCAACTCATGTGTTGGCTCAATGCACCACGTTTCGCATTAGATTCAGAAGATTATGAACTGTTTGGCATAGACACAATCAACCGACAAATGGGCGGAGTATATGTGGGCGTAAACAAAGCAGTAGGCAAAGCACATTGGGAAGTGTTTAATGACGAAGGTCGCAATGTAGAAGAGTTGGTTACAACCAGTTTACGCAATCAAACAGAAGCCGCTGGAGATTTTGACATAGAATGGGCTAGAGACCCAGGTGCTTATAAGTGGCAAATAAAAAAATTAGCAGACTTTCGTACATGGCTTGTGGCCAATGGGTTTGATCCTGAAGATTCTAGTCTTACTATTGGTCATCCCCGAGTAGCACAGGTTAACTTAACAAAATCATTTGGTACCCTAGATTACAATCAAATCTGGCAACAACTTGCAGGTCATCTTGATGTGTATAAAATACGCACAAGTGATGCTGAAGCTACATATGAGTATTGTTGGAGTGATCAAGACTATGCTGAACAGCAAATAAGGAGACTGAGATGAAATGGATACGTAAACTTTGGGACAGAATTACTTTAGAAATTCGTTATCGTAAGAAGTTGAAAGAACTTCGCAAACGAGATCCGTTTATCTACAAATGAATAGCTGGGCATTAATGTTGGCGTTGTCAACTCATCTGGGATTCTCAGGTGATTACAATAACATACACCCTCATGTAAGATACACGTCAGAAACTTCTTATATCACAGGTGCATACTATAATTCTGACTACCGACCCAGTGTTTATGCCGGACGAGAATTCAAGTTTGATTTTGCCACTGTAGAACTTGGTGCTGTGACCGGATATAGTGCTACACCATTGGCGCCTTTTGTTAGAGCAAAAAAAGGTAATTGGTGGGTTGCTCCAGGTTACGAAGTCAATAGTAACCGTGCTGGTATTGTAGTAGGATATGAAATAACTTTCAAGGAGTTTGGAAATTAATATCTTGGGAATATCAGCTGGCTATCATGATGCTGCTGCCTCAGTGATCAACTCACAAGGCGACATCGTGTTTGCTGGCCATAGTGAGCGGTATAGTAAAAAGAAAAATGATGCAGACATCCACAAAGACTTGATATGGGACGTATGCAATGTCGGCGGCATTGATCATGTGGCCTACTACGAAACACCCTGGAAAAAACAACTACGCCAGTGGTACAGCGGTCAGGGCATAGAGTGGAACAAGTTGACCACAAAACAAATCCTCAAGCAACAACTCAAAGGATTTTTTCCAACAGCATCGCACAGTTGTCACAGTCATCATTTGAGCCATGCAGCCAGCGGATTTCAAACAAGTCCATATGACCGTGCCACAGTGGTGGTAATTGATGCCATAGGCGAGTGGGACACAATCACAATCTGGGGAGCAGAATATGACAGAAAAGGACGAGCACAGTACAAGCGACTGTGGGCACAACGATATCCTCACAGCCTGGGTCTGTTTTACAGTGCAATTACTAAGCGTGTGGGCCTACACCCACTAGACGAAGAATACATCACCATGGGCATGGCAGCATATGGTGATGATCATTATCATGATCTCATGGAAGCAGTGTTGATCAGTGATCCCGGTACTGCACAGTTCAAACAAAACTTACATGCCGGAGTTAGTGACACTTTCATGGGTGGACTGGATAATGTGGATATTGCTGCTGCCGCGCAGCGATTGTTGGAACGCTTGATCGGCAACGTCATGCGTCGGGCCAGAGACTTTGGGTGGAGCACCAATCTTGTGTATCAAGGTGGTGTTGCACTCAACTGTTTGGCCAATAGAAAATTAAGGAGATTTTTTGATGATATATGGATTATGCCTTGTCCTGGTGATGCTGGCAGTAGCCTTGGCGCCGCAGCCCTTGTTTACAATAAGCGCATTAATTGGACTAATGCTTTTTTGGGCCATGACATACCTGGTAGGTATCCTGTTGATGCTGCCGTTGGTGGTCTCTTGCGTGATGGCATTGTTGGTGTGGCTAGCGGTCGCGCCGAATTCGGACCCAGAGCACTAGGAAATCGTAGCCTACTGGCTGACCCACGTATGCCCAGCATAAAAGATCAAGTAAATGCAATCAAGCGCAGACAAAAGTTTAGACCCTTTGCGCCAGTCATATTAGCTGAACTGGCTGATCAATACTTTGACATCAAGCCAGGCTGGCATACTCACAGTTATATGCAGTCAGTGGCTCATTGTCGCCAACCTGACGTTTACCCTGCCATATGTCATGTTGATGGCACCAGTAGAGTACAAACGGTGGCAGCGGATGGATCAGGAATAAGACAGTTGTTGGAAGCATGGTACGCCAAAACAGGTTGTCCCATGTTGCTGAACACCAGTTTGAACATACGTGGCGAGCCCATGGTCAATGATCGTGCAGACGCTGACCGTTTTGAAATGCTATATGGTGTAACAGTATACTCATGATCAAATCTACAAAAACTCGATATTGCAATGAATTTTGGTACCACAG